AATCACCCTGAATCATCTCTAATAGATTTAGATCGAGTATCACACGCCATTACCGATATATGGTGGGAAGGTCCTGTCTTGTTAGGTAAACTGAAATTACTTACAAGTCCAGGTTTCCACGAAAGAGGGATTGTTTCTACAAAAGGAGATTTAGCCGCAAACTATCTTCGTCAAGGTGTAACATTAGGTATATCTTCTCGTGGTGTGGGGTCACTAAAAAAAGTTGGTGAACAAAATGAAGTACAAGATGATTTTGAATTAATTTGTTTTGACTTGGTATCTTCTCCATCTACGCCAGGTGCATATCTTTTCAGAGATAAAGATGAAAGAATGAACTTTGAAGAAAACTTAGATGAGGAAAAAAGAATGCAGGCCGAAAGACATATTGGATCTGCTGGTGGTAATTCGCTTGACTTAATGAATAGATTGACCGATTATTTGAACAAATAATTAATTATGGACGAAAAATATTTTATTGCAAAAATTACTACAGACATGCCTGATGAGAACACAGGCAAGGTTAAAAAAATGAGAGAAGAAAAACTTGTTAAAGGTTATTCACCAACTGATGTCGAAGCAAAAGTGACAAAAGTTTATGAAAATTATTCTATGGATTGGAGAATTACCGCAATAGTTGAATCTAAAATCGATGAGGTTATAGAAAACTAAAAGAAAAAAATTTCAACGGAAAGGGAAAGGGACGAAATGTTCTTTTCCCTTTTTTTTTGTCTAAAAGTACTGTTATACGAATTTTTTTAAAAAAAGTGAATATTTATTAGAAAACTATTTAAAAAAAAATGAGTTATAACAAAAATGTAGTAGAAGACGCACTTTTCCAAATCAAGAATTTGGAGGAGACTCTTCAAGAGAATGCAAAAGGAATACTTCAATCTACGATGAGTGAAGAAATCAAACAATTGGTAAAAGAATCTCTTAAAGAACAAGACGACGAGATTGACGAACCAACACCAGACGCTAACGCACCTGAAGACATGGACGATGACGAAATGGCTATGGACGATGATGAAATGGCTATGGACGATGATGAAATGGCTATGGACGATGATGAAATGGCTATGGACGATGATGAAATGGCTATGGACGATGACGAAATGGCTATGGACGATGACGAAACTATCGACATGACAGATGCATCCGACGATGAAGTTTTAAGAGTATTCAAAGCTATGGGGGATGAAGACGGAATTATTGTTAAAAAAGATGGTGAAAATATTCATCTTAAAGACGGTGAGGACGAGTACATGATTCATTTAGGTGAATCTGATTTGGAAGACATTGACATTGATTCTGAAGATTATTTTGAAATGGATGAGGACATGGAAATGGATTTTGAAGATGACGAAAGAATTTACGAAATTGAAATGGATTCTCAAGAGGTTGATGAAGATGATGATCTATACGGGGATGCTGAAGTAGATTTTGAGGGTAATCGTTATGGAATGGATGAGGAAGATTCTGACATGGTGTTTGAAATCGAAATGGATGGCGAAGAAGATGAAATGTTTGGAGGTAACAAACATGATTTCCACAGACGACATGGCCATAAAATGGGTGATGTTGGTGGTGGAAAATATGGTAAAGGTGGTCATTATAAAGACTATGAAATGGAAGAAGGTGTTGATATGTATGAAGACATGGATTATGAAGAAGAAGACGAAATCGAAATGGCTGAAGGTATGGATTACGAAGAAGAAGATAAATTCGAATCTGTAATGGAAGCTGTAAAAAAATCATTGAAAAAATCTGTAAAACCAAAAGGTGTTGGTATAGGACACGGACCTAAGTTCAAATATGGTAAAACTACTGATTACCCTACAAAGAAACAAAAACCTGCGTTTGGTAAAGACGGTGTTAAAGCTAAAGGAACAGGAAAGGCCAGATTTGAATATAAAGAGGGTGATAAGATGGAAATGAAAAAAGTTGAAACTAAGGAAGCCGTAAGAACTAATAGTTACACAAGAGCTAACAAAGTTGGAAACAGAAAAGGATCTAATCAAAATGTGAATAGACAAGAGATCAGACAAAGACCTAATACAAGAGTTAATGAAAGTAGAAATAATCAAGAAGTTCAATTGTTGAGAGAAAAAAATGAAGAGTACAGAAAAGCTCTTGATGTTTTCAGAACAAAATTGAATGAGGTTGCAGTTTTCAACTCTAATTTGGCTTACGCAACTCGTTTGTTCACTGAACACTCAACGACAAAACAAGAAAAAATAAATATTCTAAGAAGATTTGATAATGTTGAATCTTTGAAGGAATCAAAAAATCTGTACAGATCTATCAAAAACGAATTGAGTACTGGTAGTTCTTCATCAGAACAAAAAATAAACGAGTCAATTGAAAGAACTGTAAACAGATCTGTTGAAACAGGTTCATCAGTCAATTTGATTGAATCAAAAACTTATGAAAATCCTCAATTCTTGAGAATGAAGGATTTGATGGGTAAAATAAAATAAACATAAACCAAAAATAATAAAAAAACCAAAAAAATGGGAGCATTATTAGAATCAGGTCTTGTAGGTAACATCGGGTTAAAACACCTTAAAGTTATCAAAGAAGACACAATTAACAAATGGGACAGATTAGGCTTCTTAGATGGTCTAAAAGGTCACTTAAAAGAAAATGTAGCTCAGTTATATGAGAACCAAGCATCTTTCTTGATTAACGAAGCAACTTCTGACGGTTCTTCTAACGGAGCGTTTGAAACAGTTGTTTTCCCAATCGTAAGAAGAGTATTCTCTAAATTGTTGGCTAACGATATCGTATCTGTACAAGCAATGAACTTACCTATCGGTAAATTGTTCTACTTCGTACCTCGTATCCAAGGATACCAAAACGCAACATCATTAGATGCTAACGGATACCCACAAACAGGTGTTCAGGATGCAGGTGGTGATCACTATGCACCAATTGGTTCTCCTGAGGCGGTAAATTCAGGAAAAAATGATCCTAACCAAGGTTATCCACCAAATGGTCCTTACTCTTACAAGAAAGATCTTTATGATTTATTCTATGAAGGAAATGAGGCTGACTTGGATCCTCCAGGGTTATTTGACTACTCTAAAGGTAGATGGACTGCGGTTACTGCTAACACAACAATCCAAACTTGGGTTGGTGGTGATTTAGTACCTGCAACTATTGCAGATGGTATTCCTCCACTTGGAGCTGAACTTCCAGCTGGTAACTACAGAAAAGTTATTATGAAACTTTGTGGATTTGCTAACGCAGGTACAGGAAAATTAATCGGTCCTGACGGTAACGAAATGGATACTGAAACTTTCCTTTCTGACTTAAGAATCTACGGTACAACTGATTTAGAGTACGCTATCACACCTTGTCAAGTAATTACAGGTGGTACTGCTGCTAGCCCAGTGTTCAAACCATTATTGTTTAGAGTTGTAACTCAAATCTACGGTAAAGGTATCGTTCAACCAACAAGTACTAACACAGCAACTGTATTCAGAAATTCAGGTAACGCTACAGGTACTAACACAGGTAACGGTGGTAACTACAACGACATCTGTGACCAAAATGGTTGTATCTACTTAGAAGTGGATCTTTCTTGTCCAATATGTGCTGATTGTGACGCATCATCTTTAGATGGTTACACAGGTACTACAATCAATGTTGCACCATCTGGAACATCATTCTTGGCTTGGTATAGAAGATATGCTAACCTTGAATTTGAAGATCAAATTGGTGAGGTTTCTTTTGACCTTGAGTCAGTAACTGTATCTGTTACAGAAAGAAAACTAAGAGCACAATGGTCTCCTGAATTAGCACAAGATGTGGCGGCATTCCACAACATCGACGCTGAAGCTGAATTGACAGCATTGTTGTCAGAACAAGTAGCGGCTGAGATTGACCGTGAAATCCTTCGCGACTTGAGAAAAGGAGCGGCTTGGAACCTTCGTTGGGATTACAACGGATGGAGAAGAATCAACAACCAAGTTTCTTACACTCAGAAAGACTGGAACCAAACTTTGATTACAGCAATCAACCAATTGTCAGCACAAATCCACAAGTCAACTCTTCGTGGTGGAGCTAACTGGATCGTTGTATCATCTGAGGTTTCTGCTATCTTTGACGATTTAGAATACTTCCATGTATCTAACGCGGCTCCTGAGCAAGATCAATACAACATGGGTATCGAAAGAGTAGGTACACTTTCAGGTCGTTACCAAGTTTATCGTGATCCTTACTTCCCGCCTAACCAAGTGTTAATCGGTCACAAAGGAACATCATTGTTAGACACAGGTTACATTTACGCACCGTATGTACCACTACAATTGACACCTACAATGTATAACCCATTCAACTTCACACCTATCAAAGGTATCATGACAAGATACGCTAAGAAAATGGTTAATAACCGTTTCTACGCTCGTATCACAGTTGATGGAGTTCGTACATTCGACTTAAGAGAATTGAGATAATCAATTAAAGGTTAATAAGAAAAAAGGTCAGAGAAATCTGACCTTTTTTATTTGAGTAAAGTCCTGATTGATTTGGATAAGACTTCTGTTTCACCAATAGTAAAACATCCTTTTGTATGTGCGTATTTTACGGACTCTATAAGATAGAAAATTGCATGTTCTTCATCCATAGTAGATAAAATTGCCTCTACATGTTCTTCATTAAGTAAATTTATTGTACCAAATAAATTACCATAATTTGTATTTTCTTGTTCCATAACCAAAATTAAAGATATTTATAATAATAACAAAATGGATAGATTAAGTCAAATTATAAAAAAAGTAATAAAAGAAGCCACTTCACAAAAAGGTGCGGCTTCAGGTCAATATGTAACACCTGTACAACCAGGGTTTAGACCTTTTAATGAAGATAGTTTAGCACCATATAACATACCTGTTTCTAAATACAATAGCCCGTTAGTTCAATACGATAGTTTAGATCATAAAATGGACTTAAGAAAAGATCAGATTGCTAAATTAGAAAAAGAAGCAAATAAGGTAACTAATTTTATGAGAAAACATCCAAATTTAGCAACTGGAGATGATGACGGTGGGGTTATAAATAGATACATGTATGATCATAAAACACCTAAAGGAGATAGTCCAATGAAACCATTTACACAGAAAGTACCTTTTAACGAATGGGTTGAAATTTCTGATAAGGGTGTAATTAACGAAGACCTTGCAGTGTGGTTTGGTAAAAAGAAGAAACCTAAGGGATCTTCTCAACCAAAAGGACCATGGGTAGATATTTGTCGTAAAGTCGACGGAAAACACCCTCCCTGTGGACGACACGACACTTCTAAAGGGTCATACCCTAAATGTAGGGCATCGGGAGTTGCGGGTAAAATGAGTGACTCACAAAAACGAGCAGCATGTGCACAAAAACGAGCTGCAGAAAGAAAAGACCCACAAAGTGGTAAAGGTCAAAAACCTGTTATGACAAGTTATAAGCCAAGAAAAAAATAATTATTATGGATACAAATAGATTTAGACAACTTTTAGAATCACACATGGGTAATGTAAAACCATTACTTATGGAACAACCAACAGTAGATAAAAAACTTAACTTGTTTTGTCAGGGAGGTGCAGATCAACAAAGATTGGAAAATTTAACATATGACAGTGAAATGGATATGTACGGAGGGTTAAGTGATGAAAGAGGTTTTAAGAAACTTTACTTGAATATGGAAGCTTCTCCTGTGGCCCAAGAATATGAACCACAGGGAGAGCAAATTTTTGTTAGAGTTTTAAACGCTACAAATCCTGACTTAGCCAGATTCAGAAAAACAATAGGTGTTGATAACGCACAAGGAAAACTTGTAATTTTATATACACCATCAGAAAGTAACCCATACTTTTGCACATTAGATAGTGGAACTGATCAAGATTGGACAAATTACTTTAATTCCCTTTAAAACTTTTTAAAACAATTGGTTTTTCAGGAACCGTAAACTTTCCTCTTTCGATGAAGAATACATTGGCAAACTCTTGTTTTTGTTCTGTAGTCCAATTTTCAGCAGAATCAGATAATACATCCATTGATCTTACAATACTACTATCTTCAGGAGTAATATTCATTGAGTAGGCATCACATGGTGTGTGAGAAGATGTTTTACAACTTACCAATGTAAGTGTTAAAATAGATACAAAAAATAGACTTTTCATTTTTATTGGTTTTTTTCGGTTTCTTTACTTATTGCGTCATATACTTTCTCTAAAGTATTTTTGATATTAGACTTGATCGTGATCTCAGTTTTCATTCTTCTCTTCTCAGTCTCTGTATCATATAAATATGTGATTCTTTCATAATCTCTGTTTGAGAGCCTTACATCATAGTGGAAAACATGATTCGTAATCTCAACTCTTCCATAGTCAATTATAATAAAAAGATTTAACTTTTCATTTATTATAAATCTTTTTTGTGACATAGGTGCAATCATGAAGTCTGATCCCTTATCGGAAATCAATTTTAAACATATTTTAAATGCGGTCTTTTCATGAAGTTCGACTTCTTCATAAGTTTTCATAGCCGAAGATCGGCCAATCTTACTTAATCTCACCTTAAATCGTTTGTAGAGTCTTTTAAAGAATTTTTTCATAGTTAGTTGTTTAGTTTCTAACTACAAATATATATGAAATTATTGATTAAAAAAAAAGAAAGTAAAAAAATTTTAACAATATACTCCTGAGCATCTCTTTTTACCATCCAATCCAGGTTTAGTTCCTTTACAAACCTGAACTGCGTATCCGTTAGCATACGCTGAAGGGTAAACATCAAACTTAGACTTTGCTGCCGCTTTACCCCTCGCACAAAGTTTAGTTCCTGTTTTTTTTCTACCTTCCATCATGACCATGTCTTTATCATCCATATTCATTGATAGTTCCATACCGTCTTTTTTTGATTCATTCATTAAAAAATCAAAAACTTGGTCCATGTTATTTTTTGCTTCTGCAATATGATCTTGAGCCCAATCATGACCATCATCTAAAATAGATTCAACCATGTTACGATCAAAATCTAATAAAATATCACATTGTCTTCTCATTTGTTGTAAATTAGAAAAGAACATATATCTTGAGGATTCTTTTTCTTGTCTTGACGGGGTATCCTCAACGGTTTCTCTTATTGCCTTTCTTATTATTCTATCTAAGTTCATATCTTAACTGTTTAATCCGTTCATTCCACCAAGTTGCACTGAATTCATTTGTTTTACAGCAAAACCTTGATTATTTGTCCAAACCGCGTGAGGAGGTTCAACACTTGTTACAGTATTACCTGTCAATTCATAACAAACAACACATTCTTCATAACCTTCACCAACTGCAAGTACAAACAATGGTGTAAATGAAGGTGTAGGTGTATTTGTTTGTGTAGGTGTATTTGTAGGGGTTTGAGTAACTGTTGGTGTATTTGTTGGTGTGTTTGTTGGGGTTGATGTATTTGTTGGTGTGTTTGTTGGGGTTGATGTATTTGTTGGTGTTTGTGTCTGTGTTTTTGTTACTGTTGGAGTGTTTGTTGGGGTTGGTGTTTGTGTCTGTGTTTTTGTTACCGTTGGGGTGTTTGTTGGGGTTTGAGTATTTGTAACACTTGGAGTTAGAGTATTAGTAGGTGTATTTGTAGGAGTTTTAGTTACAGTTGGTGTAGGTGTTTTAGTTGATGTAACACTTGGTGTTGGTGTTTTTGTTTGAGTTACAGAAGGTGTTGGTGTTTGAGTTTGAGTTTTAGTAACCGTAGGTGTTGGTGTTTGAGTTTTAGTAACCGTAGGTGTTGTTGTCGGTGTTGTTGTCGGTGTTACAGTTGGCGTAGGTGTAGGGTTAGCGACCAAACAAGTTGAGCAATCTCCGTAATTTTCTCCTAATGATAATACTGCATCTGTACCTGTCCCAGGTTCTGCACTATCAACAATTTCATAACACGCATCTTCGGTGTTTCCTGTGAATGTTAATCTATAATTTCCACCAACAACAGGTAGTGACGAACCACTAAAATCAATGTTTAGTGCTGAACCACCGCTACAGGGTGCTATCAAATAAGTTACAAGTGCCATAGTTTTTCTTTATAAATATGTCTTTATTCCTCTTTTTGATTTACAATAAGGAAATTAATTTGTTGTTTATAAACATTTACCTGACCAGATGTTGTAACTTTTAAATCTATGTAATATTCGTTTGGTATTTTGTCTCTTGTATCAAACATAAAATAATACTCATTAGGTGTTCTGTTGATGATAGTCCAATCTTGAACTGTAACTTCAGTAGTACCTTCAGTCACATAAACTCGGTACTGAGCATCTACATTTGGTAATTGTTTATTTGTGGTGTAGGCTTGTTTTATAATTACACCTACTTTTCTAACCTCTCCTTTGAAAATGTATTCATTTTGTTTTATACCATAATATGAGAACCCGTATTGTGCGGGATCATTTGTATTGGTACCAATTTGAATTGATTTTCTTAAAGGGTAAACAGTAAATTCATTTATTTGATTAGGTAAATTAAACCCTCCTAATTTTAAATTTGACCAAGTATCGGTAAACATACAAGGTGTTTTATAACCAACAAGAGCTGGTATAGTTATTTCATATACACCTTTTGTTCTTAAACAAGATTGTAAATTTTGTAAGTTAGGTATTGGATTACCACTTGAGTCAGAAATTGAAACAAGGGGGTTTTGATCCAAGTTTTTAAAATCACCGTCTTCGTAAATGTATAGGTATAATTTGTTTGATTTATTTAATGTGAAATTGTTTCTATCATCCTCAATTAGATCATCGTAAGATGTTAAAAGATATGGTTCATAAAATGTCTGAGTATGTCTTGTAAAAAACCCAACTGAGTATGTACCAGTTGTACCACTCAAATTCTCAACATCAGGAAGATAAGCAATTCCCCATCCCGCAGGATTTTCAAAAGAACCTGTTAAAATTTGATTTATTTCGTTTGTCATATCAAACTCAATATTCTCATTACCAAACTCAAAGTGTTGAATATCTAAAATTGTAATGGCTGAAAAAGGAACAGGACCAACATTTCTATTATCATAAATTCCCGATTGTTGCCAATTTTTAATTGTTGATCTTTGAAACCAGTTAGACGGTCTTACAGAAAATTCTTTGTTTGGACCTAAGGTTTCCCCAACATCCAAAAAGTCATACCCAACACCTTCATCCCAATACTGAGGTTGGTCAGCATCAAAATCAATAGGTGGTATTCTAAACAAAATTAAATCAAATGATGTCGCTCTCAGACTACCGTCAGGCATTGATGTATTAAGTAAGGCTTGATCAAATGCTGAAGTATTAGTCATTTTCAAAGTATGAGTCATACCTGTAGAACAATTCAATGAAATAGTACCGTCAAGATATTTTTGTTTAAGTAAAGTCAGATCCAAGTCAAATATAAACCTTGAGTATCCTATTGGTGTAGATAACCCACCATCACCATAATATAGTTGCATTACAGGATTTCTTCCCGTATTTACATAATCCCTATAAACTATGGTATTGTTTCTACTAAAATATGAATTTAAAACTGACATTTACTTTTATTTAATAAATATCAATTAATTCGAATATTTTGATTGAGTATTGTGTTGTTAGCGTCTTGAAGAATTGTTCTTATATCTTCTAACTTAGTTTGATCTACACCAACAGGAATTGGTGCTTCGTTAATATTGTGTACATGTGACCCTAAAAAGTTAACAATAAGTGTTAATAACTTCATCAACTCATTACCTCGAACCATTGGATCTGTATTTGGTTTTATTTCACCGGTAAAATACTCTTGAGTAATTCCGTATAATGTTTCTTTTGGTAATAAATTAATTTTTGATTTACCTGGAATATCGGTTTTGTGGGATAATAAATAAAGAAAATCACCAACCATTGTACCGTAAGAAATTGGGTTTTTATTATAAACAGTTTGTCTTTCTGAAACTTCTTTTCTTGTTAATTGTTCCCCAACAACATTTTGTTTCCAAACTAAAACACTACCAAATTGTTGATTTGACGGCAAAAGTTTAATTTTTCTAAAAAAATTATTTACCATATTAAAATCAGAGGTTCCCGATGAAGCTAACTTATCAATATTATTTTTAGTTGGTCGAAAATAAAATGGAAATTGATTAACTAATCTTGAATCAGTTTCATAAGGAAATTGTCTATAACCGTCAATTGTAATTTTACCTTTATTAACACCGGTTATAAATTGATTTATAATTGATATGCCTTCTTCTTTAGTTTTTCCCGTAAAAAAAACCGAATATTCAACAGAACCCTTTAACGAATCCAAAGGTGTATTCATGTTGATTACTGAGGTTTTAGTTTGGTCTTTTGGT